CCCGTCGACCGTCCGGCACAGTCCATCACAGTGATAAAGGTTCTCAGTATGTATCGCTGGCCTACACACAGCGGCTTAAGGAAGCCGGATTACTGGCATCAACAGGAAGTACTGGTGACTCGTATGACAACGCGATGGCGGAGAGCATCAATGGCCTTTACAAAGCGGAGGTAATACACCGTAAGAGCTGGAAAAACCGGACAGAAGTGGAGCTGGCCACACTCACGTGGGTGGACTGGTATAACAATCGACGATTGCTGGAAAGGCTGGGCCATATCCCACCGGCAGAAGCAGAAAAAGCTTATTATGCTTCCATCGGAAACGATGATCTGGCAGCCTGAGTTCACAGATAAAACACTCTCCAGGAAACCCGGGGCGGTTCATTTTGTTTACTGATGCCGTAGAAAGGTCTCTTAGCAAGAATAACCCCAGTTTAACACTGGGGTTGCTTGCAACAGAGCGTCAATTTTTAAGAGCACTGATACAGAAAAATTGCATGACATTTTTCTTTATTGATTTAAATAAGCTAAACATTGTGACAGGTTCAAAGCTAGTTAACTCGATGAATTCCTCTCTCATTTGAGAAAGTAACAGCTGACGTACTGATTCAATTTCTGCTGTTTGTTTTCTCAAATATCTTGAGAAAACAAGTAGTTCATCAGCTGTTTTGTTTTGGCCATTTATAAACGTAACAGGTTGCCCTAGCTTAGATATGAGAAAAAATTGGTTAATTTTATCAAGTAATGGTGGAATTATTTTTTTCCATTCAGCCCATTCTTTTTCACGATGAAACTCCAGACTGTGCTGACATGTTCTTAGTTGCTGCATATCAATCGCCCAGACCTCACTCTCATCGAGGCAATCTTTCCATTTGCTAATTACATTAATGTCAAATTTTTTGTTCGGTAGATAATTATCTTTGGCGTGCGCTTCCAGTATAGAGGCAAGAGTACCTGTATATTGCATCAAATTGGTAGATGCTCGGTTTACTAGCTCTGATATTCGATCTAGTTGAGTTGTTCTAATCTCAAGTGCTTTCTTTTTACGTTCATTTCGTAAAGCAAAATATGCAGCAAGGCAGACTGCAGCAACTGTGGCTGCTGGTGCGATAAAAATTTGCATATTCATAACATGGATCCTTTGACATGGCATTTATGGGGGCTATTTCAGCAGTAATCATTTGTGTGTAAATTTGTTTGCTACAAATTAACATATTCTAATGTAAGGCTCTTCTGATTTTGACACCGGGTAGGCTGTCAGATTGGTTATGATTCTTGCTGTAAGCGCGTTAGCAAATGTCAGGGCTAATGCATCTAAGTTGTTTACTCTGTTTCTGCTATCCATTCCGGGATTTTGGCTTCAAGCTCAAGCTGCGTGGTAAAGCCACTGTTATCAATGGTGTGCTCGGCTTTTGCAATGATCCAGTCCTGATTATCAATCTCGCTTTTAAATCCTGTTACCGTGCCATGCATTTCGGGGTAGAGCTCTGCTCGTCCACGTGCCAGCGTGATGGAAAATGATGCGGCTCCGCGTTGTAGCTGCTGCCACTTTGCCGCCGCTGCGCGTCTTGCTGCCTGCTCGTTCTGATAAGTTTTGCGTAACACAAACACATTGCCTTCCGCGCCTTCCATATAATCACCTTCACGGCTGCTGCTTTTCTCTTTTTTCGGTTTTGGCGGTTTGCGGCGTTTCACGCTGACTTTTTTCTTTTTCCCGTAATTAAGATCAAGCCAGTAAGCGCGTACCCCCGTATACGCCTCGCGGTCAGCAATGCGGAACTGATGGCGATCGCCGCTGCTGCGTGTGATGGCGAACGATGGCAACGGCTGGCCCTGTGCGTTCACGCCACCGCCGGGCATGATGAATAACAGATTGCCGCTTTTTACCGTGGTGATTGCGCCCAGCATTTCCGCCATGCGCGTAAGGAAGGACATATCGCTTTCTTCGGTCTGGTCGGCGTGGTCGATTTCGATATCCATCAGCATTTCGCTGATTTGCGGTTTCAGACCATACCGATGAGCGATGGCGGATACCACACGCTCAACGGTCACATCATGCCAGGACACCTCACGTTTAACGTTAAATTCATCCCGAAAATCTGCGCTTCTGGCTGAAACGGTCAGCCTGTCCGGCGGTCCTTCGTGAGCGATTTCATCAACAATGTAAGTGCCTTTTTCAGTCAGCGGTTCCCCTTTCCAGCCAATGAGAACCGTCAGACGCGCGCCCCGTGGCGGTAGCTGCAACTGACCATCCGCATCATCCAGCGTGATGGTGAGCTGGTCCGCTTCAAATCCCCGGTTGTCGGTCAGTGACAGGCTCATCAGGCGTTCTGCCACGCCGGACAGCGTTTTACCCTCCGCGAGAATATCAAAATCCGGCATTTTCACGGGGTCTGTGCCCTGACTGAGCAATTGCATGGTGGTGTCGGTCATCTGCTCCCTCCCTGTGTGGCATGGTCGCATGTGCGTGCGGAGGGGGTTACTGCTTTTTGTTGTCGCCGTGGCGGGAGAACGGCGCAGGGGTGAGATTACGCGCGTGGTGGGTGATGATTGTTGCCGAATCATTTAACGGATACAAGGGGCTGAAGCTATGAGTGAAACTCGTTTTCATGGTGCCCGTGTTACGGAAAATACCGACCTGGTAACAGCGATTAACGATGTTGATTCCAGCGTTATCGGTATCGTGGCAACGGCGGATGATGCGGACGCGAAGCTGTTCCCGCTGAACAAGCCCACACTGCTGACCCGCGTCAATGACGTGCTGGGAAAATGCGGAACAACGGGGACGCTTTATCGTGCGCTTAAGGCCATCGCAGACCAGGTGAGCACAAAGGTGATCGTCGTTCGCGTGGCTGAACACAAAGAAGAAGACGAAAAGACGCAGGATCAACTGGTTATCGGTGGTTCTGAGGATGACGGCAGCTATACGGGGATGTATGCGCTGCTTGTTGCAGAGCAGGATGAAAGCATCGGATACCGTCCGCGTATTCTGGCCGCGCCGGAGCTGGACACGGAGGCGGTGACAAAATCCCTGTGCGTGATTGCGGGTAAACTGCGCGCATTTGTGTATGCCTCATGTCACGGCTGTAACACGATGGCTGAAGCGATTACCTACCGCCAGAAATTCAACGAACGTGAAGTGATGCTCTTATGGCCGGACTTCATCGCCTACAACCCGAAAAGGGGCGAAAACGAAACGTTCCCCGCGCCTGCTTATGCGTGCGGCCTTCGTGCGTACATTGACCATGAGCAGGGCTGGCACAAATCGCTGTCCAACGTTCCGGTTAAAAATGTGCTGGGGATGTCGAGGCATGTGTTCTGGTCGTTGCAGGCCGAAGACTGCGATGCCAACAGCCTCAACAACAAAGAAATCACGACCATTATTCGTCGCAACGGGTTCCGCTTCTGGGGCAACCGCACACCGGAAACGAACGCCTACATTTTTGAGGTGTATACCCGAACCGCACAGGTGCTGGCTGATTCAATTGCGGAAGCGCAGTTTGAAACCATCGACAGTCCACTGACGCCTGCGAACGTGAAGGATGTTATCAGTGCCATCAGGGCAAAACTGGATTCACTGGTGACTGCCGGGAAACTGATTGGCGCGGAGTGCTGGTATGACGTGGTGGATAACAGCACCACGGATTTACGTCAGGGGCGTGTGCGTATTCGCTACAAATATACGCCCGTTCCGCCACTGGAAGACATGGAGCTTTACCAGACGTTTACTGATGAATACTTTGAACCCGCATTTGCGGTGCTGGGAGGTGCCTGATGGCTGTGCCAAAACATCTTCGCTTTTTTACGCTGTTTGTGGATGGTGAAAACGAAGTGGGTAAGGTGACGTCCGTCACTTTGCCTAAGCTGACGCGCAAAACCGACAGCTACCGGGGTGGTGGCATGATGGGGGCGGTAAGTATTGATCTCGGCCTGGACGACTCCGCGCTTGATGCGAGCTTTGTCATGGGGGGCGCAGTTCGTGCGCTGTTCCTTAAATATGGCGGCACGATTGACGGCACGCTGCTGCGTTTTGCGGGTGAATACTACACCGATGCAGAAAGCGATCTGTATGAAATCGAGATGCGCGGGCGTGTGACGGAAATTGATATGGGGGAAGCCAAACAGGGCGAAGCCACATCACACACTTACGCTGTCAAAAACACCTACTACAAGCTGAGCGTTAACGATCGCCCGCTGTGGGAAATCGACCTGTTGAACCACATCTACCGGAAGGACGGCAAGGACATTGTGCCTGACCGTATCCGTTCCGCGCTTGGGCTTGGCTGATAAGTAATATGCAGGCGGCGCAGTGCGTCGCCTCTGACTGAAAAGGAGACAACTGATGAAAGACATCGATACTGAAACCCGGAATAACACCGTGGCGGATGATGTGACGGCAGGTGAGGATATGGCTGTCGAACGTGGCGTAAAACTGACCCGACCAATTGAGCGTGGTGGCGAAAAAATCACGTATGTGGAGATCACCGGGGCTATTGAACAGGCTGGATCCCTGCGTGGTCTGTCGCTGTCTGATGTGCTGAATCTGAAAGCGGATACCATGTTCACGCTGTTGCCTCGCGTGACCTCGCCACGACTGGATGAAGTGATGATTAAAAAAATGTCGTCACGCGATTTTATTCAGTTGTGCGCTGTGGCTGTAAATTTTATGAGCGAGCCAGACTCTGGCGCGAAGAGCGTGCAGGAGACGGCAGCGTAATCACCCTGGTGTGCTTTGAGCACATCGAAGATCTGGTGGCAGATATCGCCGCCATTTTTAACTGGTCGCCCGCCGAAATCTTCATGATGACGCCCGGCGAAGTGGTTAGCTGGCGTGAGCGGGCGGCACTTCGCAGCGGGAATGCAGACAATGAAGACTCTTGATATCCGGGTCGCTTTCAGCGCCGTTGACAGGCTGACCCGGCCTGCCGAAAACGCCCGCCGCCTGATGGGGCAGTTTGGTGACTCCATCCAGCGAACGCAGGGGGCGATCAAAAATCTCGAGCGTCAGGCGCGTTCATTTGAGCGCGCCCGTGACGCTGTCAGTAAAGCGGATGCTGGCATATTGAAAGCACGACGCCAGCTTAACGCTCTTAATCAGTTACAACGCACGGGTACAGTGCTCAGCGAAAAACAACAAAAGCTGATGCAGCAGTTAAGCACCCGGCTTGAACGCCTGAATGAATCGCGCACACGGGAAATTCAGAAAATGCGGGAACTTGGCGGAGAGCTGAAACGCCACGGCATTTCCCTGACAGGCAGCGATAACACCATCCAGCAGGCCATCAGACGCACCGAACAGTACAACAACCAGCTTGAACGTGAACGGCAGGCGCTTGCGCGTGTAACGCGGGCGCGTGAGCGGTATTCGCGCGCGCAGGAAACCGCGGGAAAACTGAAAACAGGTGGTGCGCTGGCAATTGGTGCGGCAGCGGCGGGCGGCTATGCTGCCGGGCGTTTTTTGCAGCCCGCGATCGGGTTCGGCAAAGAGATGTCCCGCGTTCAGGCGCTGACGCGAATCGACCAGAACAGCCCGCAGTTTAAGGCGCTGCGTGAGCAGGCATTAAAACTTGGCTCTGAAACGCAGTTCACCGCAGGCGATGCCGCCAGTGGGCAGGCATTTCTTGCAATGGCTGGCTTCACACCGCAGGCCATTCAGGCTGCGCTTCCCGGAGTGCTGAGCATGGCAACGGCTGGCGGTATGGATCTCGGCGAGACGGCAGATATTGGCTCAAATATCCTGACGCAGTTCGGCCTTTCTGCTGACCAGATGGACCGGGTCGGTGACACACTCACCGCAGCGTTTACCCGTACCAACACTGACCTTCGCGCACTGGGCGAAACCATGAAATATGCAGGTCCGGTGGCGGGTAAGCTGGGAATATCGCTGGAGCAGGCCGCAGCGATGGCTGGCGTGCTGGCGAATATGGGCATCAGAGGGAGTGATGCCGGGACGGCAATGCGTGCCAGCCTGGCTCGTCTGGCATCACCGCCAAAGGCGGCGGCAGAAGCTCTGAAAGAGCTGGGCGTGTCCGTCTCGGATGCCGGGGGCAAAATGCGCCCGATGGAGGATGTGCTGGCCGACCTTTATAAAGCCACCCGCAAATACGGGGAAGTTGACCGGGTATCGTTCTTTAAGGACATTGCCGGAGAAGAGGCTTTCACATCGTTTATGGCGCTCGTTGATGCAGCGGGTGACGGTTCCTTACCTAAACTGAGAAAAGAACTTGAAGGCGCACGCGGTGAGGCTGAACGCACAGCAAAGGTTATGGCCAACAACCTTGACGGCGATCTGAAATCACTCGGCAGTGCATGGGAAGGGTTGCGCATCCGCATTGCAGATCTGATTGACGGTCCGCTGCGTTCTGTCACGCAGTGGCTCACACGGGTGGTATCAAGGGTGACGGCGCTGGCGCAGGCCCATCCGACACTGACGCGCCAGCTACTGATAGCAGGCGGTGCGTTGCTGGCAATGACTGCAACGGTTGGCTCGTTGTCGCTGGCTATTGGTGTGCTTGCTGGCCCGCTGGCAAAACTGCGTCTTGGTTTTTCTCTCCTGACCGGATCAATGAATGCTGTCAGGGTCCTGCCAGCACTATGGGGAATGGTGACGGGTTCCGTTTCTTTACTGGGAGGCGCTATCGGGGCGCTGTTCAGTCCGGTCGGGTTGATTGCTGCAGCGTTTGTCGCTGCGGCGGTTCTCATCTGGAAATACTGGGAACCCATCAAGGCGTTTTATGCCGGGGTGTTCAGTGGGATTATGGAGCGACTGGCCCCGTTGCGCGAAACCTTTGAACGGTTTGGCCCTGTTTTTGACGCAATCGGAAGCGGGATCAGCCAGGTGTTTAACTGGTTTAAATCGCTGCTGTCACCGATGGAGTCCAGCAAGGAAACGCTGGATAAATGTACCAGTGCTGGCGAGATATTCGGTAACGTTCTTGGCGGTGCGTTACAGCTTGTTCTGACACCTGCAAAAATGCTACTGGATACGCTGGCGTGGATACTTGAAAAACTCGGTGTGCTTCCGGATGAAGCGGAAAGGGCGCGCAAGAAAATCGAAGACGCACAGCGTGCGGCCATTCTTCAGGACAAGGTTGCCTTGCTTCAGGGGGACCTGGCGAAAATCAATCCGCCGAAGCCTGTGGAAAATGGCAATGGCACCGGAGGTGATAAACCCAAAGACAACAAACCGCTCACAGACAGCAATACCGGTACGCTACGCAGACTCAGCAAAATTGCTGATAACACAGGTAAGCTGGTTGATGAGACGAAAAAACGCATTGGCCCCGGCGATATTGTCTTTAAGAACCTGCCCCGCGCACTTGCTGTTCGTGGGGAGTGGCAGGAGCGGAAGATTGCGCAGGTCAGTAAGCCTGCTTCCGCAATCAACATCACACCCGTGGTCCCGACTCCTCTGCCTCCGGCGCTGGTCCCTGTTGTTGCGGCCAGCTCCCGCCCGGTGGCGGAGGCCATACGATCGCCAGTGGCATCAGTTCCTGCAACTTCCCGTAACCGGGAGCCTGTTGTCTCCGGATTTGGCGGTGAAATTCATGTTCATCTGCATAACGTTGTTACGCAGAATCCCCGCGAACTGGCGAAACTGGTCGGTGAAATGGTCAGGGCAGAATTGGAACGACGCGACCGTGCCGGACGTGGCAGTTTTTACGATAAAGATTGAGGAGTCATGGCCATGATGATGATCTACGGCATGTTTGTTTTTGAGCTGCGCACATTGCCGCATCAGCAGTTACAGCAAAATAAAAGCTGGCGGCATGTGAAAAATGAACGCGTTAACCGTTCAGCAAGCTGGCAGTATATCGGGGCAGGCGATGATCGCATCGTGCTTTCTGGTGTGCTTTATCCTGAAATCACAGGTGGCGAAGTGTCGCTGTCGCTGCTGACCACGCAGGCGTATACAGGACGCCCCTGGCCTCTGATTGATGGCGTCGGACAGATTTACGGCATGTATGTACTGACTGAAACGAATACGACCCGCTCCGAGTTTGATCGCTACGGTAAGGCGAAAAAGATAGAATTTTCACTGACTCTTGAACGCTGTGATGAGGATTTGCGGGAGCGCCTGCAATCCTCATCGTTCAGTGATATGCTGTCCGGCTTCAAAGATAAGGTCACATCATCCCTTAACAGCGCGGCCAGCTCCGTTAAAGGGCTGTTTTGATTAACGCAAAACCGCTAATGGTCAGATTAGCGGTTTTCATTTTCCTGAGTCTGCCTGGTTGTTTCTTCAGCCTGTATATCGCCTACAGGGTGATAACGATAAATCGTCGATATGCCGATGTCGTAAATGATCGCCAGTTGTTTCCTGTCATGACCGTTTTTAATCAGCCTCGCTATTTGCTCGTGTTGTTCTTTTGTCAACTTCGGGCGACGTCCGCCAATGCGTCCTTGTGCGCGTGCTGCTGCCAGCCCGGCCAGTGTACGCTCTACAATTAATTCACGTTCCATTTCGGCTAAAGCTCCCATGACGTGAAAAAAGAAACGCCCCATGGGTGTTGATGTGTCAATGCTGTCCGTTAGACTACGGAAATTAACACCTTTTTCCCGCAATTCCTCAATAAGCGTGATCAGGTGTTTCATACTTCTGCCCAGTCTGTCCAGCTTCCAGACAACCAGCGTATCTCCTTCTGATAGCGTTCTGAGCAGTTTTTTCAATCCCGGTCTGGCTGATTTCGTTCCGCTGATTTTATCTTCAAAAATCAGTTCACATCCTGCGC